TAAACGCATACGGCGTGTACCCCCGTTTAGTAGCTTAATGGCTACTATAAGTCCTCGGTGATGATTAAGCGCGGGAAAGGCACGCCGTTTTTCTGTGCCTGCAAAAATGCTTAAAACACCGAATTATGGAACCGACCTTAACAACCGCCAAAGTGCGGAAACGTATTTCTGAAAGTACGGAAGCACGCCAGTCATTCATTCAATTCTTCAGGGACAACTACCCGCCTGTCAGGAAACTGAAAATCATCGACGGCAAATACTATTTCATCGCCCATGCGAAAGCCGGGAAACGTTACCTCTACGCCAAAGCCTATTCCCTGGAACGCCTGAAAGAATATTTCATCCGACAGTTCAAGGAAAAAGTAATCACCATGGCTTAGGTAAACCTGGATACCACACGGAGTCTGTCCCTCCCGGACAGGCTCTTTTTTCGTCCTTTCCCTTTTCCGCTCCCTGTTCTACCTTTAAAATAAAAACAATGGCTAAAAAAGGAACTTCCAAAACAATAGCAACAAGTCCACTCCCGGAAATTACCGGCGACCGGAAAAAGGACTGGCAGACTTTCCGGAGGCGTAAATCTATTGATTTCGGTATCCGCTTGCTGGAACGTTACGTACCCCGAAACGTCCGGCTGATTGCTTATTGCCGGGCATCCCGTAACCTGAAATACATTACTGAAAACTTAAATGCTATACTCCATGCAGACAATTAACGAATGGCTGGCCGGAAACCGGGATTATGCTTCCGGTCTGACTCTCCTGGCAAAATACTCTAAAAACAGGATCCTCCTGCAAAACCTTTCCCGGAAACCCCTGCCGGCAAAACTGGAATATGAATTACGCAAACTGTCAAAAACACCGGAACCACCCGTTGTTCCCCCGGCTAACATTCTGCCGGAAACAGCTCCGGAGTCTGTTCCGGCACCACTCACCGGAAAACCCAGAATAAATCCGGATGATTTACCGGATCATCTCCGGCAACTATGGCAGGAAACAGCCGAAAAATACCGTCTTGCCCGGACCCTCCACGAAAAATTGAAACTGTTGGCCGACGCTGATCAGCGCACCCTGCTCATCGGGCAGCTGGAAAATTACCGGAAAGAGATCCGGACCAACTGGGACGTAATCGATACCTGGGCCAAAAAACAAAATCAGGGAAATTCCTCCGTCACAGTAGACGAAAAGCGGATCAACGCCAACCGGAAATACCTCAGTGAAGGTAAAAAGGCTGTAACAGGTTTGTCCGGAGCGTCACGGGCAAAGAAACTGGAAGCCATGCAACGCCGGATTGATGAATTACTCGCTGCCGGAGAGAAGTTTGATCCGGAAAATCAGAAAGAACTGGAAGAATTGGGAATGAAATTCGATGGCTAAACCGAATACACTGGATCTGCTCCACGATCACATGTTCGGAGAAAGTTCCGTACAACTGACCGGAAAACAAAAAGAACAACTCCGGCGGTATCAGTCCGTTTTTACCGTCTGGCTGGAAAACCCGTGGATGTCGAATAAGGCTCTGCGGGAATTTCTTGTAAACACCTATGGCATTTCCGTCACCCAGGCTTACCAGGACATCAAAAACGTACAGATACTACTAGGAAACGTCAAGCGTGCCGCCAAGGAATGGTATCGTTATATTGCCAACGAAATGGTTAAACAGGCAATTTGCGACCTTGACAATTCCGAAGAAGATGTCAAATCCGCTTTTTTCAGGGCCAAAGCCAAAATCGCAGCAGCCGAAGCCCTGGTAAAAATCAACCGCCTGAATAAGATCGATGCAGATCCGTTCGACTGGGATCAGATTAAACTACCTGATTTCGAACCGACTAACGATCCGGTAGAAGCCGGAATCCTGACCGGGACATCCCGTTCCGAACTGGAAGAAAAGATCCGGAAACTGGAAGAGAAATATTCCGAAGTCATCGAAATAAAAGACGTACCCTATGAATCTGTCGCCAGAGATTAAGAAGCAATATTTCAATACGCCTCAAATGGAAGCGATGTATATCGCTGCCAATACCACTGTTATAGTCGGTGGGCGTCGCCTGGGAAAATCCCACGGTTTCGGGGCCCCTTTTCTTCTCCGGAACATGAAACACATGCCGGGCAGCTCCGGAGGGGTAGTCGGGACTTCCTATCAGCAACTGTTGACCCGTACACTCCCTGGTACGCTGAACGCTCTCCGGCAATGGAACATACAGCGCGATGTACATTACTACATCGGCCGAAAGCCCCCTTTATCCGCCAATTTCAAGGAACCGGTTATTCCTCCGGCCAGCTATGATAACTCCGTTATTTTCTGGAACGGGACTATTCTCCGGCTGATCTCTCAGGACCGGCCCGGAACTTCCAATTCACTGACTCTGGACTGGGGTCTTTTCGATGAAGCCAAGTTCCTGAACTTTGACAAACTGAAAGACGAAACCTTCCCGGCCATGGGTGGTTATTCTCCCAAATTCCGCGATTGCCCGTGGTACCGTTCAAAACTCATTATTTCCGATATGCCGACCACGAAAAAAGGATCATGGTTCCTGGTGTATAAAAACATGATGGATGAAGAGCTGATCGAAACGATCGCGTACCTGGTTGTCGAAAAATTCCGTCTGCAGACAAAAGCCAGGTCGGAAGGCTGGACAGATTCCATGCAGCGCTATTACCGGCAGATCGTCAGCGAAATGGCCCGCCTGCGTTCCGTAGCTATCCTTTACCGGGAATGGTCGTCCATCCAGAATCTGGCCCTTTTGGGAGAAAAATACATCCGTGACCTGAAGCGGGATCTTCCGCCCATGGTCTTCCTGACCTCCGTCATGTCCAAGCGGGTAACCAAACTACTGGGCGGTTTTTATTCCAACCTGAGCGAGAAGCATTACTACACCGATTTCAATAATTCATACCTGGATAATTGCGGGTATGATTTCGATAAGTTACAGGATGAATCCTGCCTTCAGGACGGGGATCTGGACTTTGACCGGCCGATTTGCATCGCATTCGATTACAACGCCAATATCAACTGGATAGTATGTGGTCAGGATGTTTCCATGCAGATGCGTACCCTGAACTCCTTTTTCGTAAAATATGAACGTAAACTCCGGGAAGTAATTCAGGATTTCTGTAAATATTACCGTTTCCACCGGACCCGGGAAGTTGTCTACTATTTCGATAGTACAGCTATTGGCAATAACTATGCGGTCAACGGAGATGATTTTGCCGCCACCGTCCAGGATGAATTTCAGAAACAGGGCTGGCGGGTCTATCCGGTTTACATCGGCCAGCCTATGCCACACCGGGAAAAACACAAAATGATCAATGAATCCTTTATCGGCCAGGGAAACTACCTTTATCCCCAAATCAACAAAGCCCATAACGAAGCCCTGATTCTGGCTATGGAACAAGCTGGCGTCCGGATTGGCACCAAAGGTTTCGAGAAAGACAAGTCCGGTGAAAAATACGCCGAAACTGAAGAAGATCTTCTCCAATACCGCACCGATGGAACCGATGCTTGGGACACTCTTTTCATAGGCATGAACAAATTTCCCCACCAATCCGGATCGATGTTTGGATTGGTATCGATGATGAAGTAATGTTATATCATTTCTTGAAGATAAAATTAAGACATTAGTAAATACTTGAACTGTCATTCGGGGAGGTGCTTTTTTATCCTATTCTCCCCTTTTTCAGTTTTCCAAAAGTGAACTTTCTGAATTTCAATCAATAAACATTGAAAACACCCCGTATTTTTTCAGTTTTCACGCACACGACCCCGCACCGCCCTGTCGATGAATCCGGTAATCGATAGGATCAATGGTACGTTATATGACAGCATTTTCTATTGGCAATCAGTCGATTACCTTGGTAATTGAAAAGGTAATCAGCGATTACCACTCTGTCCTTTCTTTCCGCTCTCCCTTCCCTATCTTCGTAATAAAAAAGAACTATGTTATCTATCTACAAAGCCAGGCAAATACTGGAAAGCAAACAGGAGGTAAACCTGAAATACTGGGACAAGGAAGGCAATATAATCACAGCCGATCAGGTGGTCTGTACATCCAGCTATCATGAGAATAATACCTTCAACCTGCTGCATACACAGTCCGGGGAAGTCCGGAAGATCCGGGCCTGGAATATCTTTGAACTGAACGGAGAGGAGGTGTGTCTATGATGGACTATGTATCCGTATTGGAAGTAAGCTCCGATGTTGCAGCTATTATTAACGAAGTTTCGTCAGCAGATCTGTTTGATAAAGAACCCACTCTGCCGGTAACGGTAAAAGGTTCTTCCCGTGGGTATGTACAATGGGGATATGACAATAATTTACCGCAACAAATCAGAGATAAAGTATACGATTCGGATGTTATGAGCCCTAACATGCTGTTCAATGTTCTGACTTGTTATGGGCGAGGTGTAAATTATACCCGGAAAGACGGTAGTCCCATAGAGGAAGAAGAAATCACAACCTTCTTTAAGCGTAACCGGTTAATCCCCCTGATGTGGGAGGCGATTACCGATATTAAGTTCTGGAACTTTGCCGTATTAGTACTGATTCTCGATAAGGAAGGCAGCAAGGTAGTACAGCTTGTGCATAAGGAAGCCATGTATATCCGTCTGGAAACCTGTAACCCGGCAACCGGCCGGATAGAACATGTGTTGTATGCCAACTGGGAAGATCAGGAAAGTGCGGAACATCCGGAGGTCATCGAATTGTTGGATATGCGTGATCCCTGGGGTGACATGATGATGCGTTTGGGGCGACTCCCCGGAGCCGATGGACGCATGTTAAGAACAAATGTCCGAAAATTTGCCTTTTTGGTGCGTATCCCAACGCCGGGCAATAAGTATTATCCGTTTGCCTACTGGATGTCAACCCTTCGTTCCGGCTGGTATGACCTGAGCGTCATGGTACCGAAGGTCAAAAAGGCACACATGAAGTCCGGAATGAAGATCCGCTACCAAGTAGAAATTGATAAAGAATTCTGGACGTATCTCTTCCAAAGTGAACAAATAACCGATCCGGAGAAGCAAAAGGAACGTCGGAATAAAGAGATCCAGAATATCAAGGAATTTCTTTCCGGTCTTGAAAGCGGGGATAAAGTGTGGTTTTCGGGTTATTACATTGACCCGAATAAGGTGGAACACCGGTTAGTCCGCATCAACATCATTGATACAAAGAAGGAAGGGGGAGACTGGATTGAAGATGCCGAAGAAGCCGCTAATTTCTTGTGTTATGCCCAAGGCGTACATCCGCACCTGAACGGGGCAACACCTGGTAAAAACAAAGGTTCCCAGTCGGGTTCCGATAAACGGGAACTGTTTACCATGAAACAAGCGATCGAAAAGCCAGTCCGAGATCTTCTGCTGGAACCGTTGGTATTGGTAGCGGATGTAAACGGCTGGGACATCCGGTTCGATATTCCCGATATTATGCTGACAACACTGGATCAGGGAACCGATGCAAAGGAAATTTCACAAAATAAGAAAGATAAAGATGATACTACAGAATAAAGAACAATTTATCAAATACATTCCGACTGCAGCAGCTTCCGATTGGAGGGATATGGAGACCTTCCGGGATAGTGCCGAACGCTGGTTGAAGAATGAAATCCTGGGACGCGTATTGTACGAAGAACTGGAAGCTGATGCAGAGCGGGAACAATATCAGGAACTATCGGATCTATGCTGTAAAGTAATCAGCCTGGATGCTTATCATCGGGCTATTCCTTTCCTCGACCTGGTACAGAATACCAACGGCTTTGGGGTCGTCTCCAACCAGAACCTGGCACCGGCTTCCCGGGAGCGGGTGAATCGCCTGATTCAGGAAACAGCTCTGCAACGGGATGATGAAACAGAAGTTTTATTAGATTACCTGGAAGATACCCCGGCCTTTCATGACTCCTGGAAAGGTTCGAAAGCGTATTCGGTGCTGTCGGATTGCCTGGTGATGACGGCCAGAGAACTGAAACGGCTATGTAAATGGTCCGGAAGCCGGGAAGAATTTCTGAAGCTGAAACCGATGCTGACACTTCAGATGTATAGTGTACTGGGCCGTTGGGTAAGCCGGGCATATATCGATGAGCTGCTTGAACAACAGCGGGACAATGACGTCACCGAAGAAAATGCCGGTGTGCTGAACATGCTGAAGTTTGCTCTGGCCAATTACGTAACCGGTAATCTTAAAGATGCCGATGCTTTCCGGGATGAAGCGGTAAGCCTGATGGATGCCAGGCCGGAAGCCTATCCGACCTATGCCAATAGCAAGGAATACCGGACGCGTCACCAAAACAATTACGAAAATTCAGCCGATTCACCGATTTATATCATGGGAGGAATATGAGAACTGTAAATTTAATTCTGCCGCATTCCTGGGAAGAATTGTCCGAACGTCAGTTACTGTTCGTTTCTTCTCTGTATTTACAGGGGCTTACCCGGAATGCTTTTCTAACGAAGGCATTTATATGCCTGTCAGGTTTACGTATTTTACCGGGCCGTTACGGTGACCGGGAGAATCCGGTTTATCGGTTCCGGAAGAAGGGAGAAAAAGCCTTTCCCATGTCAATGGGTGAAATCCTGGATTTTTGCCGGAAATGTGAATTTTTATTGGAATACCGGGAAAACTTCAGTCCGCTGCCAGTGCTTGCTGGCCGGAAGGCTTTGAATACCCTGATGTATGACGCCTGTTTCGGGCAATTCATATCGGCAATGGTTTACTACAACCAATTCAAGGATCCGGAACAAGACCGGCATTTCCTGGATAAATTATGTGCCGTGATGTACCCGGCCGGTCTATGGGATCCGGATAACATCCGGCAGGAAGAGTTCGCCTGTTTACCTTTACATGTCTGTTATACCGTTTTTCTTTGGTTCGGGACGGTAATGAACGTTGTCTCCAGAGAATGTCCGGGACTGTTCCGGGAAGCTTCGGATGATGCAGAACCAGTTTCTTTACGGGAAAATATTCATGCCATGTACAACCTCGTGACAGAACACGATATTACCAAAGAAAAAGAGGTTGCCCGGCTGGAAATGTGGCGGGTACTCTACGATATGGACGAAAAAGCCCGCCGGATCAAAGAAATGAACGAACGACTGGAACAACATGGAAGAGTTTAATATTACCGAATATGTCCGAAGAATACAGCAAAGTCTGAAAGCTACATCCGGATATGAATTCTGCCGGGTATCCGACCCGAAAGCAATGGAAGAAGTGCTCCAGAACAGTAAGCGCTGTGACCGCTTCTTTGCCCTCGATGACAGTCAGGAAGGTATGATTTTCCAGGGAGACGGCGGAGGCTGGTTTGAACGCCGGCCGGTAGTTATATTCTTACTGGGTAAATTATCAAAATGGCCCGATATGACAGGCCGGGAACGGATACTGAATGAAATGCGGAGCATTTACCGGAAAATTATTTCCCGGCTGATCCGCGACCGGGAACACCTTGAAGCACTTGCCTACCTGGCCGATGACAGCATCCCTTTCGACGAGATCCCGGGTGAGTTTGCCGGAGGTACCGCCGGACTTTTCTTTACGTTTACTGTGGATATCCCTCTGAACTTGGAATACAATGGGGCAGACTGGCAGTAATTTTACCGGATCGGTTACCGCCTGGAGCGAAATCACGATGAAAGTGCTGCTGCAGCGGATGGATGTATTGGGTTTCGGTGCCGAAGCGGGACATCTGCGCAATAGCCTGCAAAAAGGCCGTTTGCAGGTTTCCGACAAAGGAAATGACATTTACAACCTGATCATGTCGTTCAATTTATACGGTCGCTTTGTCGACATGGGCGTTGGCCGGGAATTCCGCCGGGGGAATGACGGACGGCACACGGAATCCCGGCGTAAGCCTAAGGAATGGCTTTCCCGGTACTGGTGGGCACAATTCCAGCGGCTCAGAGAAATCATGAAGGAAAAGTATGCCAGTGCTTCTGCAGAAGTCGTTATGGACGAACTTTCCCAGATCATGGGTGGGGCGAAAACCATGAAGGGCTTTATGTACGCCGTCCAGCAATCCAAACGCAATGCCCGGAATTATGCCCGCCGCCGGGCCCTCCCCGGAAAATGGACGAATAATCATAAAACGTGGAAGACATATTAAAATAATCCCTTGAAAAGTTGCCGACTCAGGCAACTTTTTGTTATATTTACTGTATGAAAAGGGAAATAATAGCATTCGGGGATTATTATGGAAGCAAAAAAGATTAAAAGTATCAGTGCCGAACTTGACGAATTGTATGGTAAAGAAGGTATGCCTGAAAGGGAGGCTTTCAGAAAAGAAGCATACGCGTATTACACCGGCCAAATTATCGAACAGGCTCGTAAGGAAGCTAAAATGACCCAGGAAGAACTTGCTAAAAAAATAGGTTCTAATAAATCTTATATTTCCCGAGTGGAAACCGGCAAGACAGAACCCAAGATATCGACTTTTTATCGGATTGCCGCTGCATTGGGACTGAATGTTGAGCTTACTCCGGCTATAGGATAATGGATTTACTAATTAAAAAGCTTTGGTTTGAAGATGAGAAAATTTTCATTCAGACCTCTGAAGGAAAAATCCTTTGGCAGTCTCTTTTATGGTATCCGCGTTTAAAAGAGGCGACTGGGGAGGAGCAAAATAGCAATGTTGGCACAACAGGCAAATATTACCATTAATGCATATATTAAGGAACTTTGGAAAATCAGTTGAAGTTATCGAATAGTTGATTTTAACTATTCCAGTTACTGTTATAGTGAATGAATGGAGCGGAGTTTTGAAACTCCGCTTTTTCTTTTCCCAAATTTTGCTGGCTAAAAAACTTTCTCCTGAAATATTCTGTTTCTGTAAAAATATGTGTAAATTGCGATTATTAATTTTATAAAAATACATGAAATACCTGATAAAATATTTAGGTGGTCATCCTGAATGGACAAAGCCTATTGAAATTAATCTAGAAGTAAAGGATGGTTGTGTTAAATTAGCAGAAATAGCTTGGTTCCGTTCCGATAATATAATTTGTTTAAATAAAGATGATATTATCTCCGTGGACTTTGAAAAAAGTACAAGTCGATCAGCCGGAAAAACTGTTGCAGGCGCTCTAATTGGGGGCGTACTTACGGGAGGAATTGGTTTATTAGTTGGCGGTGCTGTAGGGGCAAGAAAGAAAAATCTTTCTGAATTATATATTACTTATCGTTATAAAGAAAGAGAATTTGTAATTGCCTTACAAACAAAAAAATATACAGAAAAAATATATGCAGAAATAAATGGATTATTTATATAAAAGGGGACTCAAAAGTAAACCTTAAAAATTAATACTTTTAGGGTTTACTTATTGAGTACTCTTTTCTTTCCCCCTGAATTTTGCTCTTTCAAAAACTTTCCGTAATATTGCAGTGACCAATTTTCATAATAGGGTGGAGATAGACCGCCCTCGAATCCGAGTAGCGGATTTTTTATGTCTATCACTCAACACATGATAAACGCATGCGGCGTGTACCCCCGAATAGCTGTTGCTTAATGGTAATAGCGATCCCTATTGTGAGGATTGGTCAAAACGGGACGGGCACGCCGTTTTTCTGTGCCTATAATGACCAAAATCACAATATTATGGAAAAGAAACTTACCGCTCTCACACTTGAGGAGCAAAAAGCAATCATTCGCGATTGTTTAGAAAAGGTTACTTACATTCGCCGGACAGTTACCCGGTTTTTCCCCAGAGTAACCTTGGATATAAATCCTGGTTATAGCCCTCTTGAATGTTGTGCCATGAGAATTTATGAGGATTACACCGTAAACATGGCCAATGACCTTGCAGATATTTATGGAGACCTTATCAGAAAGGAGGTTAGCCATGAATGATACAGTTTTCAATGATAGGTTGCAATCTATAGAGTCAGCCTATCGGCGCTTTACAGAAATTCGTCTGGAGCTTGAACGTTCCGGAGTATGGAAAACCGGGATGCAATATGATAAAGAATCTGATTTCTACCAATTCTGGTGTGTACTGTCCTGTCGATTGTCACAACTCTATTTGGATAAGGAGGCCACCAATGGACAAAAATGAAATCCTGCAATACGTCACGGAGCTCCAGGAACTCCGTGAACGTTTCACCAACTATACTTTTTTCTCAAACCTTCCCATCGAACACTACGAAATGAATTTTGAAGAAGGTATTGACCGGGCAGTAGAAGCCGTGTTGTCAGTATATACCGAAGAAGTTCTGGCTGAAATCCAGCTCCGGAATGAGAAAGGGTGAATAAAAATGCTTATAATTGGAATCATGGATATAGAGGAAAAAAGAGACAGGAATTATGCCATAGGGGTGATATGCTTTGCCCTTATTCTCGGACTTGGTAGTCTCTGGGTCGGATGGTGGATTATTCCGATAGTACTTTTGATTATGCTGTATGTATGGAACTGGCACTGGGCCCTTTTTATAACGTTGGCTTTCCTGTGGATATGGATGGATTTATCATTGTCATTATAAGATTCTTGTAACTCCGGTAGTAGCCGGAGTTTTTTTGTCCTTTCCCTTACTTATCGATCGTGATAACTTGCCAGGAAAAAGGAATGGCAAGTACCGAACAAACCCGAATAGAAGTGCTTCTGGATGGCCGTCAGGCCTCCGATCAGCTGAAAGATCTCTCCAAAAATGCTGCTGCTCTCCGTATAGAATTGGCAAAAGCCTACGAGGCGAACGATGCCGGAAAGGTGGCCGAAACGGAATGGGAGCTTAGCAAGCTGGACACCCGGATGAAACAGCTCCGGAAAGAAACAGTAAATGTACAGGCCGTTTTGGATAATCTTTCCGGTGCAACGATGTCGGATCTCCGGCAGTCGATCGCTTCGGTAGATGCCCGCCTGAACAGCAAAAATATAAGGCGGAACTCCGAAGAATGGAATAAGCTGACAGAAGTAAAACGTACTCTTATCGCCGAACAAAAGAAACTCCGGCAGGAAATGGGAGCAACGGACGGTGCTATCCGCAAACAACGGTTATCGGTTGCCGACTGGGTTGTATCGTTGGGTGTAGTCCAAAGGGCTTTTAATGGAGTAAAGAACTTTTTGCGCGAAAGCCTATATTCTTACAATGCTTTTGAAAAAAGCGTAAAAGGCCTTTCTTCTCTTACCGGACTTACCGGCAATGAGCTGGATTACCTTTCTGATCAGGCAAAGGAATTGTCTACTTCCACTCTCGATGGCGGTATCATTATCCGGCAAAGTGCAACCGAAATTACAGATGCCTATAAAATGATCGGTTCCCAGCGTCCCGAGTTACTTAAAAATAAGGAGGCCCTTAACCAGGTGACACAGGAAGCTATCATCCTGTCAGAAGCGGCGGAAATGGAACTGCAGCCGGCTTCAAGGGCTCTTACGAATTCATTGAACCAGTTCAATGCATCCGCTGATCAATCCCGTCGGTTTATCAATGTGCTGGCTGCAGGATCACAGGCCGGAGCAGGTGATATCAACTACCTTTCCCAGGCTATTGAGAAATCCGGAACCACGGCAAACCTGATGGGACTGGAATTTGAGCAACTGGTTGCCCTGATCGAGACAGCAGCCCCCAAATTCAGCGAAGCGGCGGTTGCCGGTAATTCCATCGATAAGGTCCTGATGGAAATGAAAGCAAAACAAATCGGCTACCGCAACGGTGTCTTTGACGTGAATGCCGCTCTGGACGAATTGGCCGGACGGTTTGCCAAAGGCGAACTGGCAGCCAATATTTTCGGCAAAGAACATGCCAAGATGGTGGAAGTGCTGGTAGATGGCCGGGAGGAATTCGTCAGATATCAGGAAGCAGTCACCGGAACCAACAAAGCCATCGAACAGGCCGCAACCAATACCGACACAAACGATGCCCGCCTGAAACAGCAACAGAACCTCCTGGAACAGCTGCGTATAGAGTTGGGAGAAAAGTTGACTCCACTGGTCGGCGCCTTCACTTCCGGAACGGCTTCCCTGATACAGGTATTGATTCCGATGGTAGACCTTCTGGGTAAATACAAAACTTCGGCAGCGCTGCTGACTGCCGCTCTGACGGGACTAGCCCTGAAGGGAAAAATCTTACATGGTATAGAATTGCTGAGAAACGCTACCGGGAAAGAATCAGTTATCATCGGGAAAGCCAGGATTTTAGGCATGAACTCCCATATTGCAGCCCTGAAACTCCAGACGCTTGTTACCGGCTCTGCAACCATGGCGGAAAAACGACATATCGTGGCTATCCGGCAAAAAATCACTGCCATGAAAACGGCTAATGCCGCTCTGGCAAAAACTCCATGGGGTTTATTGGCTGCAGGAGCCTCTATGGCTATCGGACTGATCATCGATCTGGTCAAAAACACGGACAAACTATCAGAAAGCCAGAAACGGCTGAATGAAATCGATCAGCAATATACAGGCAACCTAAGGGAACAGACCGGACAAATGGAAATGCTGATGGTACAGATCCGGAAAACTAATCCGGGAACAGAAGAACGGATAAAATTAGTGGATCGCCTGAACGAACTGATACCAGATGTAGTGGACAAACAAACCTTATACGGAGCCAGTCTTCAGGATTTGAAAAAATACGAAGCAGACTACCGTACAGAACTCGAAAAACGTATCCGCCTGCAGGCCAATGAAGCAAAATATACTGAACTTGTCCGGCAGCAGATGGAGGCTGAAGAAGAACTCTTAAAAGCGCGTCAGGCACTTGCGCGGTCTGAAAGTGAGTTGAATAAAGCCAATACAATCGGGTCCGGAGAATATTTCATTACAGCCACCAGAACTGTAGAAAAAGCCCGGGAAAGGGTTGAAGAACTGGAAAGAGAATTACAGAATATTCAGGCATTAAAGGATAAAATTGATTTTACTTCAGCAGAATCTGACGATAACAATAGTACATACAACTTCAGGTCTGCAATAAATTTCGATGATAATGCTTGGGAAGATGAAATTGAAAAAGAAATCACTACAGAAATTGAAAAATCTGAACTTTTAGCTGCAACCCGGGAAAAAGCCTTGGAAAATCAGCAGAAATACCGGGAAGAAATACTTTTTCAGGCAAAATCAGCTTTGGAACAGGAAGACCAGCTCTATGAAGAACGCCTGAAAAAGGCCGGACTATTCGGTAAAAAACAGATTACCCTGAACAGTGAAGATGCCGGAATTTTACAAGCCCTGGAAAAAGAACACCAGGCTAAAATTTTACAGATTACCTCAAATGCCGAAAAGCAAAAACAACAACAACTCAGTCAGGCTGTAAAAAAAGAACTGGATACCAAAAAAGCCGGCTACGAACGTGAACTGACCGAACTCCGGATCCGCCACAACGAAGCCCTGGCCGACGAAACCCTGACTGCCGGAGAACGCAAAGATTTACAGGAAAAGCACCGGCAGGAAGAACGCGAACTGACCATCCGGCATACCCGAGATCTGATTGCTGTAATCCAGCAAATCCTAAACTCAACGGAAATAGACGGCATAGATCTGGCCGGTAATATTTTCACCCCGGAAGAAAAGGAAAAACTGGAAGCCGAAGTGCTGAAAGCCCGGGAAATGCTCTCCGGCCTGTATGCAGAGGCGTCAGAAAAAAAAGAGGGCGGGGAAACGGATGCGAAACAACCTACAGGTCTTCCAAAAGCGGATGTGGATATCCTGGGGATGACCCCCGAAATGTGGGAAACTTTCTTCATGAACCTGGAGCAAGGGAAATACGGCATCGAAGAAATGCAGGCCGCCGCCAATGCCCTGATGAGTGTGTGGGGAACGGTAAACGACTTTATGGCTGCCAAAGAAAAGAAGCAGTTGCAACAATACGAAAAAAACACCAAAGCCAAAAAAGCCGCCCTGGACAAACAACTGGATGCCGGTAAAATCAGCCAGGAACAATACAACGCCCGTGTTTCTCAGTTGGACGCCGAACTCGATGCTAAAAAAGCCGAGCTCGAAAACAAACAGGCTAAACGTCAAAAGGCCATGTCAATTGTCGATGCAATGATTAATACAGCCGTTGGCGTAACCGCTGCACTGAAAGCAGGGCCTATCATAGGGCCCATACTGGCAGCCGTAGTCGGGGCCATGGGAGCTGCGCAGGTTGCAATCATCGCTGCCCAGCCCCTCCCGGGTGCTGAGTCGGGTGGTTTTATCGATGTTGTACGCAGTCAGGACGGCCGTCACTTCAAGGCCAAAGACGATCCGGACCGGCGTGGATATATCGACCGCCCCACCGTAATCACAGGAGAATCCGGGCGGGAATTTGTGGTAAATGACGAAGCCGTCTCCAATCCTACCGTAAAACCGGTTCTCGATGTAATCGATGCTGCCCAGCAAAACGGTACGGTGGGCCGGCTTGATCTCACCCGGTATATACCCCAATATTCCGGAAAGGCCCGGGGAGGCTCCCTGAGCGAAAGTACAGGAGCTGAGACTACCGGAATATTGCGGGAAACTTACGACCCCGAATTCAAACGTCTCTTGCAGGCTAATCTGGAAATGATGAAAGCCCTCAAAGAAAAGAAAATAGAAATCCCCTGGTATGGCAAAGGGGGAATTGATGAGAAAATGAAAAAAGCAACAAAATACGAACGTCAGATATCAACAAGATCATGAGCCTGAAAATCATTATCGACGGGAAGGAAGCCGCTTTGCCTGCCGACACGGAAGTCTGTCTCAAATTACACAACTATTTCTTCGAAGACCGGGATAACGACGCCACCTATCCCATTACCCTGAACCTGAATGCCAACCGCCATATATTCGGATATCCTGAACGGATATCAGAGAAAATACACCCCACAGAATATGCGGCCGCCATTTTTTTCGGTCCTTATTGCCTCCTGCGTGGTAAATGCATCATGACCGACTTTACACGAGACGAAATAGAAGTGTTCCTGACCGAAAGCCAGACCTCTTTCTGGGAAAAATGCAATGCAAAGCTTACCAGCCTCGATCTGGGAGGGGAAAATTTCCCCGGCCTGCCGGAAATGATGACAGCCTTTACAGAGAGTCTGCACGGCGGAAAAGATTACATCGTATGCCCGCTGTACGATCCGTATGTCAATAACATATATCTTAACCTATGGATGCCTTTTTACAATTATCTGACACCGGCAACCGATACAAATTCTGCATTTAAAACCCAGGCCAGTGAAAACAGTAAATGTCTGTTCGCTCCCTTCATCCGGCTTAATAGCCTGATTGAAAAAATTGCCACAGCCTTAGGGTACACGGTCGTACGAAACGATCTTACCCGGGACAGCCAATTCAAGGATATCATTGTCGTTTGCCGCAACAATGCGATGAATCCGCTCAACCTTCGGCCCAATTTCAGGTATGCCGACCGGGTACCGGATATCAAAACATCCGATCTGATACTCGAAATTGAAAACAAATTCGGATGCCGCTTTTTTGTGGAAGAAAGTTCTAAAAGTATTTCCATACTTTCCCTGGATTATTCAGACGCTTATCACGAAGTTACAGTCACCGACAGCTGGCAAAAACATATCCTGGACAAAGAAGATCAACACCAGGGATTTGTTTTTACTGACAAAGAAATTCCTGACAAATATCTTGAAAAGTACTATGAAAACGATGATCTGAACCGTATAACAGGTAATGAAGAAAATGCCGAAAAAATAGAATGCATTTCCGCTCCGGTAGGCTGGAGCAGTACCAATATCACTTTAGGTTATATACATCACATGGCTGTTGCCGCCGATTACGACAACGATCAGGCATATTTAAAAAATATAAGGGAAGAACTCCGCTTCGCCATCTACCGTGGTTATATTAAATATGATCCCGATTCGGTAACAACCGGCAACACTTACTACCCCTACCCCATTGCTACTCCCGAACCGATATCTTCCGGAAAAAACAATATGTCGCTCCTGTATTGGGGCGACGGAAATCTATACGACAAATATCTCCGGAACTGGGTAGAAATAATGTTGCAGATCTGTTCAGAAATGGAGTTTCAACTGGAAAACAAACTGACATACCTGAGTAATCCCCAACAACTTTTCTCAAAGATCTTACTGATAAATAACAAAAGATTCAGATGCTATGAACAGGAAATCAAATTAAACCAAGATTATATCACCGAATACCTGATCAGGTGTTATCCGGCCTGATTGTCCTTTATATCCGTAAAACCAGTCATTATTTTTAAGTAAAAATAAAGCCATGACTATTGTACAACAACCCGACTCCCTGAGTTTCTGCGGCAATCTGAAAGATTTTATCATAACAGGAGAATCAGAGCTTTCTTTCTCCCTTTATTCAGGTAGTACAATCCTGATCGCTGAAACTTATACCGCTTACAACAACAAAATCATAATACCTTGTAAAAAAGTTATTGAACAACAATTTACTATCTGCCTGCCGGATACCGATGTTTTTGTACAAACAAGGGGTGTACTGGATTTTAATGCACATATCGGAGACACAACTGTATCTTTCAGAGTAATCAAAGGAGGTATAGGTGATGCAGCCGAAGTTTCAACTGTTTTCCTGAAATCGCAATTTCTAACCCTTCAGCCACAGCAGAAACAAACTCTCACCTGGCAACCTGAATTTTTAAACTATTACACACAGGAACAGTGCCGCTTAAAACTCCGGGCTTATTTTGCCGACGGCACTAATGAAGAAAAATATATAGCCGACATGGAAACCGGAAAGTTATATACCATTGATCTGAGCTTTCTGAAAGTCAACGGCAAATTCGAAAAACAGGTCGGCTATTATGATGCGTGGATCGAAAATACAGCAGGTAACCGTCTGACCTACATCCAACGGTATATATTAACCCACCCAAAAGATAATTCACAAATTTATGTCTTCGAAAATACGCTCGGAGGATTGGATTCCGTTTGTTTTACCGGACTTTTCTCAGAAAAATTGGAAACTAACGGTAATATCACTACGATAAACGACGAATCATCAGATTCAGACATAGATTTTTCTGTAATCTACGAACAGAATACAGGGTATATTCCCACTTTCGAATATATTCGTTGGCTTCGGGGTTTCTTTCTATCCTGTCAAAGGTATCATGTCACTGACTCTTTCCGGAAGATCTATATTGAAGAGTCCGAAAACACGTTCAGGCTGACAGAACTGAACAGTTATACATTCGAGTTCCGCTATTCTTTACAGAGTAAATATGGTTTTGTCACCCGGAATCAGGAGATGCTCCCCGAATTACTCGAATTTCCGGCCGGTGATAAACTTTTTTTTTTAGCCCCGCGATTATCTGAGTTTCCGATCGCCGCCATTGCCGACGATCTGGTATTACCGGCACAATTCTCTTTTGAAAACCAATGGCGGCGAATTTCCATAGCAGCGATTATTCAGGCAGCAATCAGTGCTTCCATCGATGCCACTCTGGATAATATCGACCTGACTGATTATTGGAAGAAAGAAGAATTAGTACGCGATGAACTTTACCTGAAATTTCTGGATAAAAAAATCAGTTCCGGTTATGCCGATAAAGCAGGTAATTCTGAAAAATGGAATAACAAACAAATGTCTGAACTTTTGGATCAACCCGTCAGGAAGACAGACAGCGTACAATTCAAACAAGTAACAGCGGATAAAATAACAACTGATGAAATAATATCCGATAATTTTGTTTCAGGCCCTTTAGGGGAAGGGATGAACCTTATAAGGCGCGATAGTAGCGGCAAATCCTATCTGGAAATAGATAAGATATTCGCACGTTATAAAGCAGTATTTGCAGCACTCGAGATCAGAAAACTGACTTATGCCGGAGGAAATTATATTTTCTCTCCGGCAGGTGCAACCTGTACCATGGTTGAAGATAAAGAAGGCTTTTACCGTTGTTATTTTACTGCCGATGACGGAGAAAAAGCTGTGGAAAATCTGTTCCGCACCGATGATTTTGTGCAATGCCGGGAATCGAATATAAAATCAGGAACTTACGAAAATATCAGTAACCGGTATTATTGGCGGAGATGTATAGCAACCGGAGATGATTACATTGACCTCTCTAAATCAGATTGTGATACAGATAGTGATATCCCTGCAATCGGCGATTCCATGGTTACGATCGGAAATAAAACCGTTTCCGCCAGGCAAAATGCGATAATAATTTCTGTATATGGTGAAGGATCACCTTCCTTTATTCAGTATAAAGGGATAAATACCTTTTCCCTGGAGGGTAAAGCAAAAATTATCATTTCCCCTGACCAGAATCGGTTTACAGGTAAATTTACATTCGAAACAGGTAAAGATGCAGAAGAGTCCATCGGAGACGTGCAGAGTAATCTGGACAACCTCCAAGTAGGAGAAACCAACCTTCTTGACAATAGTAACAAGGGATGGAAGAATACTGGTTATCCAATAGCGACCATTTACTTAGGAGACTATAAACCTAAGCAGGGAGAAGAATGTACAATTGTTATTAAAGGCAAATTAGGGGCGAATAAAACAAGCTGGGGTGTTTACAATTCTGGAGGGAATGTTGTATTGGCTAGTTTTTATCCTGGTGGTCCCGATACAGATTATATTGCTTTGAAAACTTTTAAATGGACGTTAGGGACGCCTGCTGTTGATAATACATTTATTCGAATATATCCAATGCCTAATAGTGTATCCGTTGAATCTGAAATAGAGTGGGTAAAACTAGTATTAGGCAATAAAACTTCGCTATTGTGGACCCCCTCTATCAATGATCAGAGGCAGATTGCAATAGATGAAGCGGGAAAGGTTGTTGATGGGATACAGGTAGGAGGAGTAAATATATTAATCGGTAGTACAACCGGAACTGGGTGGACAGGATATACGGAACATAAAGATACAGAGTTTTCAATAAAGGACGCCTCTACGAGAGAAAGTTATATCCGTAGTGCGATGATAACAATACCTGGGAATAAAGAAATTGTTGTTTCTTTTTACGCAAAACATACAGGCCATCAAAATTATTTTGATTTTTATATTCTTCCTGCTTCTTATCCTGAAATTGATGCATTATTAACTAGTTCATATCAGTCAGGCACGGATTGGACATACAATGAATTTAAATTTACTACACCTTCGGACTGGGGAGAAGGGACACTAGTTTATTTAAGGATTGATCACAATGGTATGTCGGATGGTTCCGAATTTATTATCTCTGTAAAAGATGTACAAATTGAATATGGAAACAAAGCGACAACTTATTCTGTCCCTGAATCTGATAGAAAGGAAATAGCAAAACAGCAAGGGCTAGAAGGCGGACAGGAAGCAGTAAATGGATTACAGATCGGTTCCCAGAACCTTATATCCAAGAAAATGATGTTGAAGTGGAATGAGAAGAACAAGGATATTGCAGTTTGGGGGCAGGATGAAGATGGCATTTATTTAGCTGTAAATCAAAAATTATTATACAATTCGATAGCAGAAGGAACTGAGCAAAAAGACATTTTTAACAGCGCAATCCAATTCAAACAAAATACACAGAATGTCCTATCTTTCGAATATAAATCGGGGAGAAAAATTATTTTTCCTGTTATCAGTTTCCGTATTTGTTATACAGATGGAAGTTACGAGAATGTAAATTTAAGTGGTTCCGATACTACAAAAACACGTACTGATTACATAACAGATTCTAGCAAAACGGTTGACAGGATATCTTTAAATAATTCCATTACGAATGAAAACGTATTGATCTACAACATCTCCCTAATCGAAGGCAATAAACCCCTGCAAGGCTTTCCAGTAGCAGAAGAAGATCAGACCGGAGCAAATAATGTGAATCTGGCAGATGGGACGAAGGAATTTACGTTAGGCGTAGGATCTACGAATTATACCTATAAGGAATTATATGTATCTAAAATAAAGCCTAACACGGTATATTACGTAAATGCAGGTAATATTCAGAATTTAGTAGGTAACCCTGATAGATATTCTTTTGTACTTTATAATAAAGATGTAAGTACTGTGCTATGTCCAACATTAAATGCAGATAAGAATGGAGGTTTTTTAATCACATACAATAATTTCACTGAACAAGAAGGACGTTTATTGTGTTATGCAGGTATAGTTGGCTCCACTCTTGGTAACTCTGTAAAATTCACCGAAGTGATGCTAGTCGAAGGCTTTCTTCCCGCCCCTGTTTGGACTCCTTCTTTCTCCGAGCAGCAAGCAGAAATAAAAACGATAACGGAAACCCTGACCGAAATTAAAGCCGAAAACGGAGAAATAAGTTTAAGGATTAACGAAGTTTCTGAGAGAGTGGAAGAGGCTAAACAAGAGGCAATTGATGAAGCAAAAGAATACACAACTATTCAAACATATCGTGAAACAGAGATCGACTTAAGGGCTGAAAAGTGGGATCAGGACACATATTATCCGGTAACTATTAAACTACCAATAAATGAGACAAGGATAGAAGTTACTACGGAATTGGGTGATGCAAAACCAAAATGGTCAACACATGAATATGGTTTTTCAATGAACTGTGTATGGCGTAGTAACGGGAGTGGATGGGGGGCAAATGTTGTTAATAGAATAATTGAGGTTTTCGAATATAGATTTACCAAGGAAATACCCGATACTACCCCAGTGCAATATATACTCCCTGCCGGCAGTATTGTGCAAATAATTAGTAGTAGCGAAGAACTTATTTATCTTCGTGGAGGTGGTAGGTACCTATTTAAAATCGGGAACAATTGTGTAGCAGTAGTACACGATAGTCGTTATACGGCTCCAGATGGGTCATCTGTTGCTCCTGCTGCTTCGGTAATCAGGCCTGTTCTTACGAATGCAACAAAGGAAGAACTTAATGCTGAAATAAATATAACAAAAGGATTGATCGAAAATAAAGTATCTCTAGATGTCTATAATGAAAATGATCAATTAATAAAATCAGATATTAGCAATTTACAAGTTAGTTACAACCAAATTTCTTCTACAGTATCTAAAATTATAAATGGTACCCAAGAAATATCTGGTGTTGTAACACAAAGTAATTTCGTTACAATTTTTTCTTCAAATAAAAATGCATTAGGGCAAGAAGTTATTGAATCTATTAATGTTGGCGGAGGAGGCGTTACAATTGATGCAAGTAGGATTAATCTTAATGGAGCTATTAGTGCAAACGGGAATGTTCAGATTACAACAGATGGAAAACTTATTGCAGTTAACGGAGAGTTTACAGGAAAAATTACAGCGACAGAAGGAGAAATTGCCGGACTGAAATTAAGCAATAATGGATTGAGATCATCTGATTTCAATGCGAGTTCAAAAATAGGCTCTTGTTATGCTAAAAATGGTTTTTCTGTATATGCATCAGGATCCGGCGTACTTGCCCCTTCAACAGGTATGTTACAAGCCGGAATAATAACAGCAACAGGAGATAACGCAGAAATAATCGGATTAGAGATAATAGCCAAAAATACTTCCAGTTATGCAACTTTAGCAAAAATAACAGCATTAAAATTAAGAGCCATAGACTATGTTGATGATAGTAAAAAGATGGCTCCAACTGCGGCTTTAATAGTTGAAGAGGGAGTATCGATATTTAACGGAGATGTTGAGGTAAATGGAAAATCTACATTTAACGGTGCTGTATATTTTAAAAATGTTCAAAACGTTAATGGTAAAAAAAATTATTACTTATGCATAGATAGATCAACAGGACAATTGTATTACAGATAAATTATAAAAACATGGAAATTAATTATTCTATTACAGCCAAAGCTGAAGAAACGGTACAAGGTATCGATGTTTCTTTAGGAGCAGAATTTACTAAAGAAAGGGAGCCCGAAATTGTTTCAGCTACACTACAAGGGTATGTACAAAAAAATGCTAATCGGAGGTATATGAACGTAACCATCAATTACAACACGAAGGAACAGGATTTTGAGAATATTAACGGATCCAATATCGATACCAGTTTTCTGACATTGGTAATGCCACTGATTACCGAATTTCGCGAAGAAATTACTCAAACACACACTTTTAACCAATAACACCTAAAATGAAATATAGTTTTGACGTAAAAGATGTATCAGCAATTGATTTGTTAGGTAATAATTATATCCAATTGCTGGAAGAGAATCAAAATAAAGGCATTCATCAACTTGTCGGAAATGCCGTGTATGTGTGCACAAACACAATTGAAATGCATGAAATTGCCAAAAAGATATTCAACGGGGAAGCGGTGGATATGAATGAAAATGAGACAGAATTATTCAAAGCCTCAATAATGGATTCAACCTGGCATGTTTTTATTAAAAACGCTATTATCTCTGCAATCAGAAACAAATAAAAAAGAGGCCGCCCTCGCGACCTCAGTATTGAATTTCCCAAGCATAACATCCCAAGTCAATTAATTACAAGTTTATAGTAATTTTTATAAAACACAAAGAAAAATTGCAAATAAATACCTGGGAATAAAGGAGAAAAATATTATTACAGATAACAAAATATGGAACAGTATATACATAAATGGTTATTATTTTCTGCAGGTGCCATAACCGCTTATATGAGTGATATAATCGGAATTGTCATACTGTTTCTTATTCTGTTCATCGCCGATTTTGTTACTGGCTGTGTGGCCAGTTTCCTGACCGGCAATAAAATCGAATCCTACCGGCTGCGCTGGAGTTTTGTCAAGACATTCTGTTATTTCGGGACATTTGTCTTCACGGTCATCTCCGGTCTGTGTCTCAACAAACTGCCGTTCTTCATTAACATCATGAAGCTGGAGGTGTATGTAGCCCTCTGGATTGAAGCAGTATCCATTACCGAAAACCTGATTAAGATTTTCCCGGGAGTGGTATTTCTTGAATATATGCACTTTATGGTCAGCTCAGAATGGGTGAAGAAGATATCCGGCCTGGCAAATTTTTTAAAAGAGAAAGGAGAAAAGAAATGAAACTGAAACTCGAACGGTTATACCTGAAACCGGATTATACAATCGGAAAATTGTACATAGATGGAAAATATTTTTGTGATACACTTGAAGATCAGGTCAGGGATCTGGCAAAAGAAAGGAAGATTCCGGGACGGACTGCCATCCCTGCCGGGGTCTATGAAGTGATTGTGAATATTTCGCCCAGGTTCCGCCGGAAACTTCCACGCCTTCTGGATGTACCGGGCTTCGACGGGATTCTGATCCACCGGGGCAATACGGCTGAAGACACTTCGGGGTGTATTCTGGTGGGTGAGAATCGGGAGCGGGGCAAGGTCATCAACTCGACCCGGTATGAAGTACAGCTTACCGGAATACTCGAAAGGGCACAGGAAAAAGGGAAAATAACCATTGAAATCATACAGTCATGACAAAGTATCTGCTATTTATGATCCTTGTTTTGGCCACTTTCCTGGCAGTTTCTGTAAAGAACTGCCAGGATATCCGGACGGACCGGAACCGATTATCGGATAATCAGCGTACATTACTTGCTGATATCGAATTTTACCGGACAAAGGATAGCCTGAGTGTTGCAAGTGTGGAACGTCTGACATTGACGAACCGGGAATTCCGGAAATACGCCGGCGAACTGAAGAAAACCGTAGAGGAACTTAATCTAAAGGTAAAACATCTCCAGTCTGCCAGCCAGTCCGCTACCGAAACCAAATACCTGGTAAAAACAGAAATCCGGGACAGCATAATCATTCGACCTGGTAAAACTGATACACTTAGCTGCATCAACTATCAGGATCCTTACCTTACTTTTTCCGGCAGTATCACCGGAAAGCAATTCTCCGGACTTATCCAGAGCCAGGACACCATTATCCAGCTGATCCACCGCGTTCCCCGTCGTTTTTGGTTCATCCGCTGGGGAACAAAAGGAATCCGGCAGGAAATAGTAAACCGGAATCCCTACAGCCGGATTACTTATACAGAATATATTGAACTGAAGAAATAGATTCTTGTTTTTCTTTCAGTTTCTCACTCCTCATGACTATTTAAACTCCGGATCAGTTTGTTAAAATCATCACATTGGAACAAAAATGTTACCAAAATATTTGTACAAAAAGAACAAATATGTTACTTTTGGAGTGTTCAATTAATAAGCTCTTTTACATTATGAAGTTTTCAGAGTTCTACAAGCTGATCGAAGCCGCAGGGTGGACACTCAGCAAAGGGAAAAAACATCACAAGTATGTTCATCCCGACTACGAGTACTCTATTCCGGTGGGGCGTCATCCGGGCAAGGAAATACCGACAGGTACTTTGCACGAGATGATGAAACAAGCCGGAATCAAGAAAAAGTAGCTTAGTGCCACCCTCATGGGTGGCACATGATTGAACAAATAAAAAATAGTTGAAGATGGGAAAAATTATTGCAATTATTGAGAAATCAGAAGACGGTGGATATGGAATTTATGCACCGGATTTTAAAGGTCTGTTTGGCTATGGCGAAACAGAAGAAGAAGCCAAAGAAAGTCTTTGTGATGCAATTGAAAGTCAGATTGAATATTATGAAGAAAACGGGAAAGACGTTCCGGAGGCTTTGCAGGGAAATACGGAATTTGAATACCACTATGATATTTCAGCTTTCTTCAAAGCATTCCCGTTTATCAACACTTCGGCTTTTGCCCGTGCCATAGGTATCAATCCTTCATTGATGCGTAAATACAAAGAAAGAATAGCTTTTGCCGGAGATAAGCAAAAAGCAATCATCCAGGAAGGATTGAACGCTATTGTAAAGAAATTGAGTACCGTACAGTTTTAAAACAGAGCTTTTAATTGAACGCCTGTACTTACTCAGGTTTTTATTCGCAACGCCCCGGAGAAATCCGGGGTTTTTCTTTGCCTTATCAGAAAACTTTCTGATATTATATATTGTGTCTTGTGAAAATATGTTTTAAATTGCGAAAGTTTAAAATATATTGTTATGAAAAGAATAATTGTTATGGGTGTATTCTTACTATGCTGGATTAGTGTGAATGCCCAAGAGAAAATAGCTTATTCTAAGGTAATCAAAGCTGATAGTATAAGCTCCGAAGGAATCTTTGTTTCTATAAAAGAATGGTTAAGTATGGAGTTTAAAAAAGGAAATAATGCTATTGAATTAGAAGACAAAGAAGCAGGTTTAATTGTTGCAAATGCAAGTTCTGGTTATAAAAAAAATGGTCTTTCTTATGTTTGGACCGAGGGATTTATTAATTATAAAATAAATATCCAAATTAGGGAAGGTAGATTTAAGGTTACTATTACAAATTTTCAATTGAAATGTAAAGAGAATAACTATGGGGAACGAATAGGTATTCTTACAGTTGCAGAAGAGTCAAATTATACAGGATTGGGTAAAAAACAGTGTAATGAAGTATGGAATGACATGAAAACAAAAGTTCAAGGTATTTCAGAAAGTTGGTTTAAATCATTTGAAACTATTGATTTCAGTAATTACAAACAAGACACTTCTGATGATTGGTGATACAGCGGAGCCTTAAGTTCCGTTTTTCTTCCCTATAATTTTGCTATCTCAAAAACTTTCCGTATCATTGCAATGCTAATCAATACACGAAGGTCGGAGATAGACCGCCCTCAGATCCGAGTTGCGGATTTTTTATGTCTATCACTCA